CTTATCAAAGTATCAAGATGTGTTGCCGTGTTTGGGCATTTAATCTCAAGCATCCCGAAAAGCCCCACCAAGCCGTCAGGACTGGCCCCAGACGACTCTATTGTCTGGTGGACAATAAACCCTACCTCGTCAACCAAACAATCGGTCTTGGCCTCGTATGCGGCTCGTGCCAGAGGTTCGTTGTCCGTTCCCCATTGCATCGCAGCATTTGTAAAGGACTCGGCTTGCTGGCCTGTCAGTTTTTCGCAGATAAGCTGCGCCATGTAGTTATCCCTGCTTGCTGAGTAGCCTGACTTGGTGGTTGCTATCACATCAGCTACCCTGCTGGCGGTCACTTTGCCCAGTCGGGCCGTGAACCATTCTGGTGTTCCTTGTTCCATTACAGCTCTCCTTTTAATTTAAACCCAAAAGCGTTCATTTGAAATATGATTTCATTGATACTTTTACGCCCAAGATTAGGTGTTTTTAAAAGTTGGTTCAATGTGCAGTTCCGTAGCTGGTCAATGGTATAGATTTCTTCTGCTTTTAAAGCGTTTTCAGACCTAACGGTTAACCCAAGTTTATCAATTCCTTGGTCAACTATTGCTTCATTTAAAGCCCATTTTTTAAGAATGGATTGTCTGCGTTCTAACATTTCCTCGGCTATGTTGTACGCTTCACGGGCAATAGCAGTTGAGTTCTTTTCAATGCCAATTTTCATGGCCTCAAATGCGAATTGATCGAGCAGTTCTTCTTTAGTCATATCTGAGCCTTTGCTTTATCTTTGGCTGCAATGACTTTCTTCTGCCAAACGCTATCCCCATTGCAAGCGGCGTAAGCGGTCATGTAAGCGGATTTTAATTCCTCGTTGGTCGTGCAGCCCTCAATGTTAATCAAGTGGTCAGCAAGGGCGTTTAGATCAACCTTTGACTTCTTGGAAGCCAAGTTTCCGTCATCGTCCTCGGGCGCTATGCCGCAAGCTGCCATTAAGCTGTATCTTCTGGCGTAAGTCAAAGCGCTACCGTAACCCTGCGGGTCTTGCTTGGTTGCTGGCACAAAGATTATTCCGCACTCGTAAGTCTCACCAGACTCGTGCAAGAAGATTGTCTCCACCATCACCCCATCAGCGTGTTCGTAGAGCTTTTGGATAAGGGCTATTCCGTTGTCGTTTAAAGCGTCTACAACAGCTTCTACGCAAGCGGCAAGGTCAGCATAGCGACTTTTGAAATGCGGGTTCGTGGAAGTCTTTAAAGCAGGGCCAAAAGCCTTTTGAGCCTTGACCAATGCTGTGGCAATGTTTTTCATTCTGTAATCCTTTGGACGGGTGTTGCGAGAAGCCATTTATTGCCGAGATTGCGTATGCAGCGAATCCATTGGCGCTGGTAAGAGCGAATAACTGATGGCGGTGCGTCATAACTCGCAAAAAGCTGACGCACATGGGTAAGGAGCTGCGTGTTCATGTTGACCACCAAGCTGCTAGGAGGGCTGCAAGGCCAACTCCAATAATTAAGGCGGTAAGGAAGTCCAGAGCTGCTTCAGCTCGTTCGGTGATGTTTTTCATTAGGTGGCCTTTCTGATTGCGTTCATTAAAACTTCGTTTGTACCGATACATTCCCAAGTCTCTGGGTAATTGTCAAACAGCGATAAAGCCTCTCTGCAAGCCTCCAACAAATCTGGAGCTGCCGCTATCAGCTTTGCGTCAGCAGGGTTTCGGACATCGGCCCAGACAATTTCACCGACAGCGTGGTTTTGTGCGTTGTCAATTAAATCTACTTTGGTAGAACGAGCTTCAGAGATATGCCAAGGTGCGGGAGTGTGTTTCATTTCATTTCCTTTGGGGGCCGAAGCCCCCCATTGAGTTTAGATATTGTTGCGAAGTTCTGTTTTTGTGTTCAAAGCAAATTGCTTGCTTTCCAAACACTTATCGCACTGGTGTTGCGTTTCTTCTTTTTTGAAATCTGCCCAGTTAGCAGACATTGGAGTGCGAAGCATTGAACGACCACAAGCTGTTTGTGATGCCCATCCAGAGCCGCCTTTGTTTAAGTGCATTTTTCTCATTTCATTTCCTTTAATGGCCCGTTTGCAAAGTGCTGCGGGTTAGGTAAATTATAAGTTGTCTTATATGACCTCCAAGACTTATTTCACTTATTTTTGTAGGGACTTACCCTAATGTTGTTTTTTATGCTTTAGCCCAATAGCCGTAAACCATTTTGTGCGATGGATCAAAAGTGTCATTGGGTACGCCATCAATAACCGCCACTAAGTGATGTGCTTGCCTTGCAATTACTACGCCCTTGGGCATATCTGAACAGCGTGCTTTGCGTCCCTCAAATTTAGGTGCTGAAACCCACTTCCAACCTTGTTGTTCTAAGAATGGGATATAAACATTTTTGTTTGTGCCGTTACGGGCAGATTTGGTATTGCCAAAATCTTTGTTCAATTGGGCTAATTGTTTGTAAGTAATTTTGTAGTCAAGACCCATTGCAATTGCAATTGCTCTTACAACACAATCACCAGCATTGCCTTTAAAGCCAGCTTTTTTTCTACCGCCATCGTTAAATTGATAAGTCATTTGGTTTTCCTTAATGGCCCGTTTACAAAGTGTTGCGGGTTGATGTAATTATAAGCTGGCTTATATCCAATGCAAGACTTATTTCAACTATTTTGTAGGGACAAACCCTAATCGTTGCTTATTTGCAACTAGACCTAATAAATAAGCTAGGTTATACTTTACGCATGACAAAAGACGAAGCAATCAAACTGGCGGGGAGCGTTCAAGCTCTGGCTGACTTGCTTGGCATCCGTAGGGAGGCAATTTACCAGTGGAAAAAGATACCTAAACTACGGGTTTATCAGCTCAAAGAATTGCGTAAAAATTGGTTTGCAAAGCCACAGAATTAGCTTAAAATGGAACCCAGCTAGGCGAGGAGTAATTACCCCGCCGAAAAGAGTTAACCCTTCTCCTGCTGTCAGTTCCTTCAAAGGGTGTTTTAAAAAGCGGGATTTTTATGCACTACTATCAGTTCAACATTGCTGACTATCGGTCGGCTACAACTCATTTATCCAACGAAGAAGATTTAGCCTATCGCAGACTCTTGGATATGTACTACGATTCAGAACAAAGAATCCCACTTGATACCCAATGGGTTGCCAAACGGTTACGACTGGGTTGCGAAGTGGTTGATATTGTTTTACAGGATATGTTTGTAAAGCAAGAAAACGGTTGGTTTCATGGGCGTTGTGAAGAAGTGATAGAGGCTTATCACGCTATGGCTGAGAAAAACAGGGCCAATGGTCGCCTTGGAGGTCGTAGAAAGAACCCAGTGGGTATCGACTCGCAACCCATCGCTAAGGCAACTATAAACCAAGAACCAATAACTATAAACCATAAACCAATTAAAGAGAGCAAGCGTGGCTCACGCCTCGCCAACAATTGGGTTATGCCAGAAGAATGGGAGAACTGGTCAACCAAAGAAAGACCTGACCTTGATGCCAAACAAGTGTTTGAACAGTTCAAAGATTATTGGTGTGCCAAGGCTGGAAAAGACGCTATTAAACTTGATTGGCAAGCAACATGGAGAAACTGGGTAAGAAATCAAAATGTTGCAAAAGCTAAATTTACTGACATCGCAAAGATTACAGTTCCATCGTCAAAAGAGCGTGACCCTGCGCTTGCCAAGCTAGATCGTGATAGGGAAATGGCTTCTCCAATGCCTGACCATATCCGAGAGCAAATTAAATCTGTGTTGAGGCTTACCAAATGAGCCACTTTGAAGCGCATCAACTGCTGGACAAAGTGCGGGAGGGTCAGCCAGTCCCCCTTCACCTGATAAACCAAGCCCTAGAGCTAACGGGGGACTTATGAGCGACAGAACAATTCTCGAACAAGCAGAGGCCAGAGGCATCTACCAGTCTTATTTGCGTTTTAAAAACCGAGAGACTGTTGCTGCCATGCTGGAGCAATCCGAGAAAATCTACGGCAAAGGCGCAAAGGAGCGCATCAGGGTTTATCTGAACCAAATGAAGGAAGGTACTTTGACATGATGCAAATAATGTTCACGGTCTACGGAGACCCCGTAGCCAAGGGAAGACCAAGGTTTGCCAAGCGAGGTAACTTTGTTCAAACCTACACCCCTGAAAAGACAAAAACCTACGAATCCGAGGTTGCGATGATGGCAAAGGCTGCAATGGGTGCTTCAGAAGCCCTAGAAGGGGCATTGGAGGCGTTTATCTATGTGACTTTTGCAGTTCCAGACTCATACTCAAAAAAACGATCTGAGGCTTGTTTAAGCGGTCTTGAAAAACACACCAAAAAGCCTGATTTAGACAATGTGGTCAAAAGCGTGGTCGATGGCATGGACAAAATTGTATTTTTAAACGACAGCCAGATTACCTCAATTCACGCAACCAAGGTCTATGGCGAGATAGCCAAGGTAGAAGTTATGGTGAGGGAAATATGATCTACCACTTGACAAGCCCAGACCAAGCCTGTGGCCTCCTTAAAATGCTGGCGGTCAAGATAGATGAGGCTTTGCGAGCTGGAAGACTGCTGAGGATGGAAATCAAGCCCGAATCAAAGACCCGTGAGCAAGAGGAAAAGTATCACGCAATGATTGGTGACATTGCCAAGCAAGCGGAACACCTTGGGGCCAAGTGGGACTCTGAGAGCTGGAAGCGGCTGCTGGTGGATAAGTTTTGCGCTGAAACCAACATTCCCCACGGCAAAGTAATCCCCAACCTAGACGGCTCTGGCATTGTCCAGCTAGGCTTTCAAACGAGAGACTTCACAAAAGAGCAAGCAAGCGAGTTTGTAGAGTGGCTTTATGCGTGGTCAGCAAATAATGGAATAAATTTAATTTAAAGTATTGCACAACCTCATTAAAGTGTATTACACTAACCCCATGCCGATGCATTTCGGTCAACAAAAGGAAATGAAAATGAAACACGAATTTCAAACGCTAATCGGTGCTGGCTTTGCTCCAGTAATTGTCATCATGGCGTATGACACAGACGAAGTGGGTGTTTTTGGCGAGTACATAGAAAAAGTGCTTTACGAAGGTATCGACATCAGCGATTGTCTGCACGAAGACACTCTTATTGACTTGACAATTAAGGGCGAGAAAGACCTAAAAGAGTGGATAGATCAGGAACGTGAAGAAGCTGAAATCGCAATGGGGCAAGCAAATGACTAAAGAAGCATTACGCCTTGCAATAAAGGCGTTGAAATCAATTGATGAGGCAATGCCATTCCCTGTGGCTAAGTTGGCAATCAAAGAATGTAAAGCCGCACTAGAAGCACCACAGCGCACATGGGTAGGTCTAAATTGGCTACCAGAACACAAGTGCGGCCTGCACCTGAGCCACAACGAACACCGAGATGTGTACGAGACAGTTGAACAGTTTTATGAGGCTGACTGTTTTGTTTCGCCAGAGGAGTGGCACAAAGCTGTAGCGGAAGACAGCGTTTGGGTATTGCACTGGTATCCAGAAACACCAATTGGGTTTCACCGAATTGCCGCATCAACATTAGAAGCCGTTGAAGCCAAACTTAAGGAGAAAAATCAATGAACAACGAAACGCAAAGACTCATGGAGGCACTGATGCTGATATATGGCAGTGACTTGCAAGCCGCAACAATCACGGTGCTACTCAAGGACGGCGACACTGCTGTGCGCTTTATTACACAAACTTTGCCACAGAAGGAGACAGAGAAATGACGACACACATCACAAAGACATGGTTTGATGGTGACAAGGTAGTGACGCAGGAAATCGCTGAGTCTGAAATTTACAAGCAAGAACCTGTGGCGTGGGGCGTATTTGAAGGCAACTTGCACGATATGTTTTTTAGTCAAGAGGAAGCGCAAGAAATAGCTGACTTAAAAGGAACTCATGCTGAAGTGCGACCTTTATACGCCACACCACAACGCACATGGGTGGGGCTTACGGAAGATGAAGCGTTTGCCTGCAAAGGTCGTGACTACTTTGAAACCTATAAAGCCATTGAAGCCAAGCTCAAGGAGAAGAACACATGATTCGTGATTTTTGTTTGATTATGTCGGGCGTAGCAATTCAAATGTTTATTAACTGGCTTGTTTGCAAAATTAAGGAGCAAAAATGAAAACAGATGAAGACGAAGCCTTTGACGCTATCAAAGCAGTGACCGGCTGGCGCAAGCGGCTGATCCTGCGCACTTGGTTTAGCGATGACGAGTTCATTGACCGAGATGCATCAGCAGCAGACATCCAGCGGCACAAAGACATCTGCCCACCGTGTACGAATCACTGCAACCAAGGCCGAGAATGCCCCGCCCGAAAATAGAGCTTTGGAGTTGCATCGAGGAGCATATTGTTCTGAATGCTAAAAACAGGTCAGAGGCTTACAAACAACTGCATTTGGAAGGCTACAAGCGCACCCAAAATGCTACTTGGGCCAAGTACAGAAAGTTAAAGAGGAATTTAAAATGATAGGTTTCGTTGCCCAAAAAATCAGCTACGGCGGGAGCCAACCCCTACACAAATTCAAGACTTGCAGCAAATGCGAGATTGATAAACCACCAGAGGGAGGCGTACAAATGACCCGTGAGAAGTGGGTTTGCGTTTACTGCTGGACACTACGAGCGACAAGAAATGCCAAGACCAAAGCCTAAATATCCCTTAAAACCCAGAAGTCTGAGGCTATCTGACAAGGAATGGGAAAGATTAAAAGAGTTTGGCGGCGCTGACTGGCTACGCAAATTGCTTGGTTCAAGGCCAAAACGCTATCACGAGGTTTTTAAATGAGATACCCCAAATTCCCGTACTTTAGAAGCCAAGCCCATTTAAGGAATGTTGCCTCACTTGCTTGCCAGTGGTGCGGCCTAGACGATGGATGCCAAGCAGCGCACTCTAACCATGCCCTACACGGCAAGGGAAGGGGGATTAAAGCCTCTGACGAGTTCGCAGCAGCCTTGTGCCAAGCCTGTCACCAGTTGGTAGACCAGAGCCAATTACCAAGAAGCGAAAGAGACGACATTTGGCAAACAGCGTATATGCGAACAAAGGAAAAACTGATAGGATTAGGTTTGTGGCCCATCCCAAAGGTATAGCTATGAAATTCAGCATCCAAGCCAACCCAGTATCCGACCTAGCAATCTGCCTTTTGCACAGCGTAACCAATGCCCACATTTTGCATTTGCAGACCAAAAGTTTCTCAGAACACATGGCGCTGGAAGCCTTTTACACCGAGATTGGCGACCTAGCAGATGGCTTTATCGAGGCTTATCAGGGTAAATACGGACTGCTCCAGTACCCCAACACTTACACGCCACCAAGCCTACCTTTGCCCTACCTTACCTATTTAAAGGACGAGCTAGAAACGCTAAGACGCAAGCCAGAGTTCCCGCAGGACAGCGAGCTACAAAATGACTTGGACACAATCGCAACGCTGATTGACTCAACGCTCTACAAACTCAGATTTTTAAAATGACCCTAAAAATACAATACAAGCCAATAGCAGACCTTATCCCTTACGCAAGAAACAGCAGAACGCATGATGAGGCCCAAGTTGCCCAGATAGCGGCAAGCATCAGGGAGTTTGGCTGGACAAACCCAATCCTGCTAGACGGCAACAACGGCATCATTGCAGGGCATGGAAGGGTGCTGGCAGCGCAGAAGTTGGGCGAGATAGAAGTCCCCACAATTGAGCTAGGCCACATGAGCGACACCCAGAAACGGGCATACATTATTGCGGACAACAAGCTGGCGCTTAATGCGGGTTGGGACAATGAAATGCTGGCGCTTGAAGTGGCAGACCTTAAAGACGCTGGATATGACCTTGGCCTTACAGGTTTTAGCCTTCAGGAGCTTGATGTTTTGATAACTCCTAATTTTGATGTAGGAACTGAAGATGAACAAGGCAAGTTGGATGAGCTAGACCCAAAATGGATTGCTTGCCCACATTGCGGTAAAGAATTCGATGCAAGACAAGCCTGAACTTAAAATTGATTGGGCCAGCCATGATGCGGCTAAATATGCTTGCACGACATGGCATTACAGCAAATCAATTCCAGTGCCACCATTAGTAAAAATTGGTGCATGGGAAGACGGGAAATTTATTGGTGTTGTCATATTTAGTAGGGGCGCATCGTCAAATTTAATGACACCTTACGGATTAAAACAAGACGAAGGATGTGAATTAACCCGTATTGCATTGACAAATCATAAGAGCGCAGTCAGCAGAATTATGAAATTTGCTTTGATGTTTTTGAAAAAGAATAGCCCCGCTTTAAGACTTGTTGTTTCTTTTGCTGACCCTCAATATGGGCATCATGGAGGCATATATCAGGCGGGTAATTGGATTTATTGCGGTGATACAGCACCTAGTTCTGAGTATTGGCACAATGGTAAAAGACTTCATTCAAGGCAAGTAAGCGAAAAAGGATGGAACATTCAACAAGGTCAACAACGCAAAACAATAAAACCTAGTGAGTGTAAAATAATCAAAACTGTCGGCAAGCATAGGTATTTAATGCCGCTTGATACTGATATGAAAAATCAGGTTACACTATTAGCAAAGCCTTACCCTAAGCGTGAAAAGCAGGCGATGGTCGATTCCCTCGACACAGCGGTGGTGCGTCACCAACCTTCACGCTCCAATGCCAACATATCCGTCTAACAAGAAATGCTCAGAACTAGGATGCACTGAGCCAAGGTCAAGACTAAACAGTTATTGCACTAAACACGGTGGCAAAGACAACTTAGCCCCAAGAGATACAGACAGCATCTACCAAACACCAGCATGGCGCACAGTAAGACAGAGACAACTATCCATCCAACCTTTATGCCAAGCCTGCCTAACTAGGGGCAAGGTAGAGCAAGCACAGCACGTTGACCATGTGTTCCCGTGGAAGGCAATAGGCAAGCACGCTTTCCTGAACAACATCTTCCAAAGCCTATGCCATGCAGACCACAGCCACAAGACCAAACTGGAACGCCAAGGCAAGTACACACACTACACCCAAGATGGCGAGAAAGAATACACACAGGCCGACTATGCGTTTATGGTGACAAATGCAAATAGGAATTGAACACCAACCCAAAGGCGCAAGTGTTGTTTACTGGATACACAAGCCCGAACATACCGACATTACCAAACAAGGATATGTAGGAATTACCAATGGTATGGCCCGTGAAAGATGGTTAGAACACAAAAGGGCGGCACGCACAAACCCCGACAAACATTGTGCGGTTGTTAATCGGGCTATCTGCAAACATTCCAACCTAATCTATGAAGTAGTTGTAGTAGCCGACACCCGAGAATATTGCGAACACATTGAAGGATTGTTAAGACCTACTAACCAAATAGGTTGGAACATTGCCCGTGGTGGTATGCCCGTTGATACTATGATGGGTGGCATAGCCAATAGGGAACGATGGATTAAATATTGGATTGATAACCCTAATGAAGCAGCAACCCGTTGGTGGGAAACAGAACAGGCATTACTTAACAAGCAAGCCATTGAATACCGCAAGGCAACCAAACCTAAACCATTTACACAAGATAGGAAGCCCCATAAGGATAGCAATTCAGGATGTGTAGGAATTACATGGTTTGCTAAGTACAGTAAATGGCGGGCGCAGATAGGCGTTAGTCCTATTGTCATTACCTTGGGTTACTTTGATATCAAAGAACAAGCGCAAAATGCCTACCTACAAGCCAAAGCCATTTACAAATCGCATAAGCTCGGCGAAATAGAATTGCATGAAGCAATACGACAAATCAAAGGCGATAAGAGTGGACTTTTGTTTTAAAAACTTTTTTATTTTGGAACTGTTCCAAAG